GTGAACGTATTAATATTTTCTACTTCAGCTAAACCTTTAGCATAAGGAGTAATATTTTCTTTTAATCTTTCGTCTGATGCAGAGCCAAATGTTGTTACGTCACCTGTAAAGTGTGCATTACCTTCTGAAGTGATATATGCCTGTATTACCTGTGACCCATCTTTTAAAACAAGATTGGCATTTGTAACTCTTACCTCATCGGTAAATCTACCATAACCGTTAACATCAATTCCGTTTGCATTCCAAAGTAGTACTTCTTTATCAGTACTTGCTGTTTCAGTTTTTAATATTCCAACTGGAGTCCCAACAACTTGCTTACCTGCGAGGTATGCCTTATCACCAACATCAACAGAACCTGCTAAAATATATGAATCACCTTCATAAGAAGTAAGTTTACCAGCTCCGTCAAATGATATTACTCCACCTGCAGAAATAGCAATACCATCTCCACCTGTAAAGGCTGCTCTTGCTCTTGCATCTGTATAGTATAAGTTTAATGTTCCTTCTTCAATGTCATCAGAATTTAAACCTGAACCGCCACCACCTAATGAAATTGTATTCGCAGAAATAACATCAGTAACAATTAAGTTAGGAACTGTTAAAGTACCTGCGACTGATAATTCAAATTTAGATTGACCTGTTCCTGTGTCAATAATAAAATGACCAGGATTTGAACTTTCTAATCCAACGTCCCAAGATAAACTTCCGTCTGTATATCTTGTCTGACCACCGGTTCCTGCGAAAAGGAAAGTAGCAGTTGTAGCAGATGTACCTGTAATTTGTATTGGATCTTGGAAATTAATTACACCACCCGAAGAAGAACTTATTTGGTCGGATGATAGTAAAGTACCTGCGATTAAATTAGTAGATGTAAAATCACCGACTAAAGTTGCATCCCCTGTTGTGGTATCTCCACCTGAAGAGGCCGTAATAATGTTATCTCGTAATTCTTCAACAAGATCATTAGTCTTATCAAACCAATTCTGAAAGGTTTGTGTTGTATTAATTGTGCCTATATTACGAGCCATCTTATCTTTCTTCCAGTTTTTCTATTCTTTCGTAAATATCAACTATGCTTTTTTTGATATCGCATAAGTCCTGTTGAATTCTATCGACTTTACGATACAAATTCCTTTCTACCTTATATTTATTCAGCGCAGCCGCGTCGGTATTTAATACAGCACCAGTCTTATCTCTATTTAAATTATCCATATTATGTCAACGCAATTCCGCGATAGTCCTTTAATGTTGGGGCATTATGAATGTTAGGAGATAATAAATCTATACGAATTTGGAATCTCTTAAATCCTTCAAATACACCACCCTGTGAAGTATAAGTAAACGGATTAGCAGCAAGGCCTCCAGTTTTATTTGTTTTATTAATTCTAAATTTAAGTTCTCTGTAATCTTGTAAGTTTGTAATTGTTGAATAAGTACCTACACCTTCAAATAATTCTAACTCAGTCCATCCTAAGTTATCAAACTCATCATTATCATAAGCATTCTGAGCTTTAATATAAACTTTAATATCTGTTCCTGTTGGTCGATAAGCTGTAAGAATTAAATTGAAATCTTCAGCATCAAGATCTTCAGATAACTCAATCGTCTTACTAATATATTTTGCCGTCGTATCAGCACTGTTAGTAATCTTGTGTTGATATGCAATTAGCTTAGATGCTTCAATATCAACAAAAGGTGTAGAAGTTACATTACTTCCATTTTCAAGACCGACATTTATATTAAATACTTTTGTTCTTGAAGGATCATTAGACATACTGTATATTACAACACCATTTTTACTGAAGTGATTATTATCATTAAACTTCATCGGCATTGTGTATGATGTATTTACATTAGAAGGAGATACAAACTCTCCGCTTAATGTAGTCTTTGAAACATCATCGGATGCTTGCATAATCATTGGTTGAATATAACTTAAGTTGATATTATCAATTGATGCAATATCTGCAGATGAACCACTATCAATACCATAAATTGCTGTAGTATTATCAGCAGGATTACTTAACGTAAATACTCTTGCTGAACTTATAGATGAATTTTCCAAATGCATTTCAAAAGGATTTCTTAAATCATAGAAACACAAATCACCAGTTACGACAGGAGTTGCATTTGCTGAACCTGTTGTAATTGGCCAAGGTCTATCAAGAGTTAATGTATCAGCATTTACAATTGTGACAACTTTATATAATCCTTTCACAACTGGATTACCACCTTCAATCATCATGAAGTCACCTTCATTGTATACACTTGATAAGGCAGTACCTGTAACTGTTTTACTATTATTTGTTAATCCAACTGTTGCACTTGTTCCTTTTGCTTGATAAATTGTTTCACCTGCTGTAAATCTTCCGGTGATATTATTTACTGTAAAGAATTCGTTTTTGTTATTTGTTAATTTTACAGTACCTGACGAAGAATTAAAGTTATGTCTATTTACAGTAAACTTAATATCTTCATCTTGATAAGATTTCCAAGCAGAGTTATTTGTTGAAGTAAATAGAACACCGTCACCCCAATCCTGAACAATCGCAGAACCTTGTGTATCACCTGGAGTTAAATCAGTACCACCAACTTTAGAAGTATATACTAAGTAATTTGGATCTGATGCATCAGGCTGAATCACAATTGCGTATTCTTTTTCAATATCTAATCTAACTGGTGCATCAAATGTAAACTTGGTTGCTACCGAAGCATCTTCAGAAGTAAATACCGAAGCAGGTAACTTATGAACATTTGCGAAAGGTAAAATTTGATTTGTTGGATAACCGTTTATTACTTCTCGGATTTGAACACTAACACCATTCAATGCAGCATTTGCGTTTGAACCTGCTGCAGTTTGAGAAGGCTTACGTTTAAAGTAAATATCAACATCAGATAAGTAAACTGAATTTGAACCTTGTCCCATACCTTTCTTAACAAAGAATGTTTGTGCAAGTGGATCACGACCTCGAATACGTCGAGCAACATTTCGTACTGACGTTGTTGTATTTACATCAAAGTTTGGTGCTCTTGTAGATGTTGTTAAACTTGTCTTTTCAACACTGAAGTTGTATGCACGGTAAGTAACGAATCCTTTTGAGGTTGAACCAGAATCAATACTTTCATATTGATTCACGTCGACAATTTCTAATACTCTATCACCTACATAGAATGTTTCAGGTGGTAAGGCAAAGACCGCTCTCAATACACCATTTGCATCTGTTGATACTGCGGCACCTTTTTCACCAAATCTTTGAACATCTCCTACAGAATCGGCAGTAATTGAACCTGGCATAACATGAGCATTTACATCAATTCCATCAAAGAAGAAGTAATGTCTTTGGTTAGGTCTTAATCCTGACATATACACTTTAATATCTCTTGCCGCCATAAACGGTTGGAATCTAAAGTCAGAAACAAATTCTCCAACAAACTGTTCTGTTGTTGTACTGTTATCAATTACAATTTCACTTGTTCTTGTAGTGATTGTTTGAGTTTGTGTACCTGCACCACGACGGCCTCGTCGACCTGGGTCTCTTTCAAATACTGTTGACACCGATGTGTCAGTCATAGGCAAGAACGATTGAATACTATCAACAAACTCTTGGAAAGGAGTAGTTAAATCAATATCAATAGAAGCAGGGTTAACTGTTGTGTCGTAAGCAGCATCATAAGGTGGAGATATAATTCCATCACCAACATACTTGTAAAAATTAGAAACACAGTTTCTAAAATTAGAAGCGTAAGGTTGTGAAATAATAGAAACATTAGAATTTCTTCCAACTGTTGCTGCCTGTCCTTCATCAGAGTTCGGGAATATAGAAGAACCTGTTGAAGAATCATAGACTAAATCTAATGCGAATGTTTTTAGTGACGGAGTTAAAATCTTTTGATTAAATGGTACTGCAGCATTAAATTGTGGATGCGTTATTTCAGATAATGTTAAATCATTAAATGGGTCAACAATAAATCCGTTCTTAAATCTATTTAAACCTTGTTCGTCTCTGATAACTAAATTTGAAGTTTCAGATTCCAATTGGTTCAATGAAATATAATACGCCATATTATCAATCTTCTTCTCAAGATTGTGCATATCTTTCATTGTGTAAGCTTTAATACCAGTTGCTCTTGGTCGTATTGCGTAATCAGACTTACGAAGAACCTCAGCTTGTTTCTTAGATAGTGCAGGGTATGTTGGAATTTCAACATGTGCAATCGCAAGCTTGTCTGTTCCTAATCTTGGTGGAACTGCATTTCTATCTTCTTCACCTTTGATTAAACTAATATTTCCGTATGAATCGCAAGCAAGCGTATCTATTCTTGTTAAGTAATATTCTAAATCTGTTTGTAAAGATTGTTGAGCTGCAGGAATTAAAGGTGCACCGTAAGTTGAAAAATCTATTCCATAAGTTCCAACTGTTGCTGTTATAACAGGTGCTGAACCTGCAGATACATTATTATAATCTGCATTTGTATCTTTTGCGTTGTAAGCTCTGAAGTCAAAGCAATCTCTTAAATTATAAACAGTTCCTGAAGAAGATACATAAGAAGGAATTTCCCAACCTTCTAATGAATTAGGATAACTGTTAATTGTAAAGAAGTATTCACCAGTTGAGGTATTTACTTCAAATACTTTTAACTGAACTGTCATTTGTCCTGTTGGTTCAGGTCTTCCTTCAATATATTCTAAATAAGATATATCGTAATACGTATCTTTTTGATTTGGTTTTAATCTAAAGCTATTTGAATAATCTTCGCCCGTAGAATCAACGATACTAATAATATCGAAGACATCAGGGAATCCTAAACTATACTTGGTTGTTCCACCTGCATAATTGAATTTAATATAAGGACTTCTTACAACTTTGTTATATGGGTCAATTCCGTCTGACGAACCAATTAATCTCTTATTATAATAAACTGTTACGTTAGTAGCAGATCCACTAGAAATTTGAATATCAAGCTGAGAATTATTTAGTGATGTTGAATAACTTGTGATAGATTGCTGAACTGAAGTACTATCAACAACTAACATATCATCGTTAAGACAATTAAAATCTTCACCTGGGTTAGCAGTTAAAGTAATTGTTCCGTTTGTATGCGTAGCAGCCACTTGAGCCCTTACAGGAACTAATGTATTGTTTGTTCCAAATAAACCATTTACACCTGTGTCAAATACAAGTGCCTTTTTATTTGTTTCTTTAATTAATGGTGCACCGCTTGATGTAGGTTGAAGTTGTACATAACCATTCCCATCATTAATTCTATCCATATCAGTAATTGCTACAGCACCTGTGTATACAGATGAATGAGCATATACTCGAGTAGGAGTAATATTATGTATTGTGACACTACCTACTGTTGCTGCTGCTGAAGTTTGTGCAGTTGCTGGTGGGTCTGATATATCAATATCTAATCTTCCATTCCACCCTGAACCACCATCTCCACCTGTTACTTCAAAATAGTTTCCATATTCCATTGAAACATTTTGGTTTGTAATTTCTTCTGTGCCTGTAATTTGGTCAACAGTAAATGCTCGGTCAGCAGAATTCTCTACTCGATAACCTTTTACATATGCGGTTCCTGGTCCAATGACAACTTGAACCTGTGTATTTGCTTCACCTGCTGGAATACGATCATCCGTGCTTAATGGGAATTGTTCTAAAACATAGTTTCCTGATTCTTCATACGTTCTTCGAGCAAGTTCTTCACCTAATACATTGTATTGTGAAACGTCACGAACAGTAATTGCATTACCATTTTGATAACGAACTAACGTAAAGAAGTCTGAAGTTTTTGTGGCGGTATCTATAACAACCAATCTTGGTACTAATTTTAATCTGTCGGCACCTGGAGCATTTTCATTTCTAGAACCGTTTGCATTATCATAAAGACTTGCATCTTGTAACGCATTAACTAAAGATTCATCCACTTGATAACCAACAGACTTTCCATCAGGTAAGTTATTATATTTCTCAACAACGATTCTTTGTTCTGAAACGAATATAAAATTACCTTTTTGGAATATAATACCAGGAGCAGATTCAATACCGAAAGACTTACCAACATGTGGTGTTGATACACCTGCACTTACTGCAAGTCCTGAAGTAATAACAGCTTCACTTGTTAAAGTACCTGTTGTTGTTCCTCTTAAATATTTGTGTCGATTAATAACAAGGTTTTCACCAGCTTGGAATTGAGTTGCTAATGAAGTTGTATTTAAGTAGTTAATATAAAATGTATTTAAATCTGGTGGTCTTGTTTGGAAACCTATTGAAGCCTGAACAATTTCTGCTCTTAATCCAGTTGTTTGTCCAACAACTTCATAAACATAATCAAGTTCAACATCTTGACCTTGAATACTTTCTACTGCAGGTCCACTAATGTATGCCTCTGCATTAAATCCTGTAGGACCGTCATTTACTTTTACAAACTGAAGATCGTCGAGTTCAGTAAAGTTACATCCTTTTACAATTGAACCTTCTTTAAATATGTTATCGCCAAATGCCTCGACCTGACCCTGGAGAATAGTTTGTAATTGAGTAAGCTCTCTTGCCTGAATAGCATACCCAGGTTTGAACATGACTCTGTAAAATTGCTTCTCAACATCGTAGTCATCGAAGTATGGAGCAATGTTTAAATTTTTATTAATAGGCATCTTTGCTTATGTTCCTTAAAATTCCAATACAAACTTAAATTCTTCTCTTGATAAGTCGGTTCTTGCTAATGGGAAGAAATCTTCCATGAAGTATACTTCACCTGTTCTTTGTATATAATCTGAGTATACAATATTATCTGCTACTGGATTATTTATTGTGATTCTCTGACCTGTATCTGAGACAATTTGAAGATTAGGGTTAAATGATGTATCTCCATTCCCAACTAAGAGATTATTTTGATTAGGACCCATATATTCTGCTAAGAAAATAGTATTTGATGTATCATCAATTTCATGTACTTGGGCAGTAAATGTAATTTCGTTACTTCCATCAACTTGTGTTACGATACTATTTGCTGTTAGGCTTCCATAATCATCTGTTGTGACCGCTATCCTATTATCAAACACATCAGGTATAACTGCTGTATTTGCCTGTCCGCTTCTCCATGTACCTGCACCAACATCCCTAAAGGACGGAGTTCTTACAATACCTAAAGATCCATAGGTATTTACATCACCTATCTTTGTATTATCTTCTGCAGTAATATATGCATACATTCCAAAATGTTTACATTTGAGTTCATCAATTAAATTATATCCGTGTCCACCTTTAGGTTCAATGACTGGTTTTATCACACATCTTACATCTGTCGTTGTTGGGTCATCAGGATTAAAGTCGACTATAGGGTCAACAACACTGGCAGTTACATTTGTATATCCTGAACCTTTATTTAATACAGTGACTGATTCTATTGTATCGTCATTTAAATTAGGTATTGCTACAGCTCCTAGACCATCTCCTTTAATATCAATTCTAGGAATAATATTAGCAGGACCATTTACTTTAACTCCTGCAGTGACTAAATCTTTATCAGCTTCCCAAGTTCCTCCTGATGTAAATGCAGTAAACGCGGTACCGTCCAAGTTTTCTGATAGTGAAGTATTTGTCCTAAGAGAAAACGTATCTTCGTCGATTGGTACAACATAATAAACTGGATTTCCGTCACCGTCATCATCATTTAATTCTACCATACCGCCAACGTTTCTAAAACGTATAGGTTGTCTTGCTACAAGATTATGACCTGTTGATGTAATAACAACTGGGTCAGCTTGAGTTGCACCTTCAACATTTCCTCTGTTTGGATTTGAAAGTTCAGGTCCTACTCTTATTTCTGCTTTACCAGAAGAAGTATTAAATTTATAATAATCTATTTTAAATAAATTCGTAACACTTGAGCTTGGGTTTGTAATATAAAGATATTGACCAACATAGTAGTTGTCAATTGAAGAAAAATCATTATTTACAGGATCTAAACTAACTGAAACTTCACCGTGATTATTAACACCACCTACTCGACCGAAGATATAATCCATAACTCCAAACTTAATTTGATAACCTTGGTTAGCAATTGGATTCGCAACTTGTATATCAGAAATACCACCACCGTAAACTGAATTTGGTTCAATGACTGCTGCTGGGTCAATTGGAATATAACCTAAAGCGTTATAACCTTCAAACTGTAATGTTGTTAAACGATACATGTACTTCCATGTATAACCGTCTGCAGTTTCATATATTTGATTTAAGTTAGCAGTATCAAAAGTTGGTGGGGATTCTGCTGTTGCACCTGAGCCATTATTTAAACATTTATAAACTCGATAATCGCCAGTGTCATTATCGTTAGGTCCAACAACTGCATAAAAGTTTGTTCCAGCTAAATCAACAGTATCATCATATTGTGTATATACTACACCTCTTTGCCAAGGATAATACTTTATCATAAAATTGATATCTGCATTATCAATTCGTTTTGCGAAAAGTGTATTCTCTAAGAACTCATTTTGCGAAACGGCAGAGTCGACTGGGTTGAATGTTCCAATGCTCGAAACAAACATATAATAATTGTCGTTCGCTTTTGCGTCAGCGATAAAAATTTTATTTACATCGCTTTTAAAATTGTTTGTTAGGATTTCTGCCATAATGTTACTATCGCTCTTCTATATTATTTGTTTATTTATTACTGGTTTCTAACCTCTAACTCTTATTCTTGGTCTAGGCCAAGATCTTCCTGAGTTAGGTCGTGCCTTTATATTAATTTTTGGAAAACTATTACCGGTTTCAGGTCTTTGGTTTATCCACCTTAAAATTTTATTTGCTGCTCCTTGTAAACTTTCAAAGTCAGTACAATCATCAGTTCCTGTATCTTGCATAAGATCGTCAGTTCCATTTTTGCTTAACCAATCATTTGCATCTGCTTGTGTTAAACTAGGATTACTCTCTGCAAGTAAAGCAAGTACTCCTGATACTTGAGGAGACGCCATACTTGTTCCTGAATACTTTGAAAAATAAAAACTATTGTTTCTGCTATCCTGTACATTACCTGTTCCATATACTGAACTTACAATACCTGAACCTGCTGCATGAATATCAACTATATTTCCACAAACAGATGAAGGAGATTTTTTATCATCGCTTTCGTCGTAAAGGTTTCCTACAACTAACGCTCTATTATCAGCTGAAGCGGTTGAATCTCCACGATGAGTATAGAAAGTTGCCGTGAAAGTCCCGCCTGTTTCTAAATAAGCAATATTACCAAAATCTTGGTCACCTGTTATTGTACTCTTTTGATAATGATTTCCTGATGATATGCATACCATAATTCCATCATCAATTGCATCTTCTATATCAGATTGTAAACTTGTTGAGTATGAACTTATTTTCCAATTTCCATTTGCTGGTACATTAACTCCTCTTGCTTCCAATTCAGCATCGGTTAAGCCTCGACCAAAATCTCCATAGGCATTAAATAAAGTACCTCTAAAATTTAGTGCTCCTAAACTATCATAACTTCCATTTGTAATTAATGTATCTTTTGTATATGTACTACCATAACTGTGATTAGATATTGTAGGATTTCTTCTTCCTGTTACTGGATTAATTGGCTTTGTATTATGCCATTCACGAATATAATCCCAAAGTGTTGAAGGAGTAAGAGGAGAACTATTAACAACTTGGTTAACCGCATCAGCATAATAAAATTCTATGTTGTAAATATTTGCATCTCTTGCCCAACCTTTTGTATTACCTGCGACTGTCCCAGCAACATGACAACCATGAGCACTATCACTAGTGGTTCCTACCGTCGTATAATCATAAGTACCGTTTGAACCTAATCCTAATTGATTCGTAAGAGAGAACCAATTAAACTGCTTTATTCTTGGAGCACCGTTTGATGCTGGTGTATAATATGAAGGACCAAGATCATTATCCCTAAAAATATCTCTTAAAACATCAAAGTCTGGTTTACTTAACACTGGTTCAAAATATGATTTAAATAGGGCGTACCCTTTCGGATTATTAGTTAACATTCCAGATGGAGTTTTTACTGAGTCAGACCATTCCGGTGACAGTGATCCGCCATCCCAAAAAGTACTCATATCCCACATTGACCAGTTAATTAAATACATATATTCTTTATAAGCTACCTCAGCTGCCTCATCCACTGTTGCCCAATCGGATGCATAATCAGACGGATCAAAAAATCCGCCATCAATAGCTTCTTTCATAGCAAGGTGCAATTCTGTTGTTTGCCAATTAACATTATTAGTTGCTAACCAATTCACAGCTGTTTCAGATCCCGGCACCGCACCCATAATACCAAACAAATGTATTGTGTGCATAAGATGTTCTACAAGTTCTTCAATATCTCTATCACCAACCGATGGGCTTGGCCCGCTAATATTAGCATACCAAACCATATCGTTATGTACGTGGTTATCTAAAAAAGTTTGGTATCCTGTGTATTGTGCCGCACCTGTGTCTGTTAAAAAGTTTGGACTATATTCAGAACCACCACCGTATGCAATTCTTTGAACGGCAGGAAGTCCTGCGTGTATAGTTCCTGTAGCGCCTTGTAATGTTTTAATTAAATTGATTTGATGGTCTACATTAATAAGAGGATATGTTGGGTCAATTAACAATGTTACCATTTTGGCAGTTTTTTCTGCCCACATATCAGGTACTGCGGTTTGTCCTCCAACTGCGCCGGCAACAACCATCTTTAAACCACGAGCTGTTATTTGTCTATCAAATACTGCACCATTTGAACTATTACTTGCTAAAGTCGTGTCGACATAATCTGAAACAGTATTTATCTGAGCAAACTCTGGGTGACTTTGTGCTGCGGTTACGATTGACCCATCAACAATTAATACATCAACATTTTTTCCTGATGCTGTAATTGTAACATCCGCTGTCTTATCCCATTCATCATCCCTTCCCCAATCTCCGTCAGGATTAGCTGCCACAGTATGTCTAAGTATTCCCCAATTTTTTTCAGATGCAAAAGGAAAAAAACTACCATTTCTTCTCCAAGTTCCGTTATCTTCGTAACCTTCAGCTTCCCAAGTAATTAAATCAAAGAGTTCTTTATCTTCAACATCTCTTACTCTTGGGTCTTCTTTTAATTTTTCAGCTTCTTCAGGAGTCAGCATATAGTTTGTGACTCGACTGATTTGTCTTCTTAATTGTAAATCAACTGCTCTATCAGGAATGTATAAGTCACCTCCTGGAGTTTCCATATCATTATAGAAATCATCCAAGTCTTCTCGACGATAAAGGGTGACCATATATTCTTTCATTTAAATTAAGCCTCTAATTGCATAAGAGTTAAAGTTACACCGACATTATTTGTTGCACCTGACTTATTTTTAACCGCTGCTATAATTTGATTTCCTGATTCTAACCAACCTAAAACTGCAGGACCAAACTTAACTGTTTCAGCACCTGTTGTAATAACTTCAGCAATCACACCTGCGTCAGGAGCAGGATCTGTTAATTCAGTTCTTGAAGAATCTGCTGTTCTTGAAGCAGTATCAACATATAACCTTACCCAGGCTGCGTGAGTCGTAGCAATTTTCATTAACGCAAATGATTTGAAACCATCAATTATAATATCTGCATTTTGGTCAGCGGTCATACCTCCTGTTACTGTGGTCTTTGTTGTTCTTGTTGGTAATGAACCGCCACCACCACTTGCTGATGGGTCAGCAATTTCAATATCACCAATCATTGAAGCATGAACATTACAAATATACTTATATGTTCCACTTATATCGCCAGGTACTTTCCAATATAAAACACCTGATGTTTTGCCTTGTGCGTTTGAACCTGTTGTCCTAGTTCCATCAGGAGCGATATGAACAAGTCCTGTATTATATGCAGTACTTGCATCTGAACGAATTTCAAATGGATGTGATGCAGTAACACCTGTTAAATCAAAAGCAATTGTTTCTCCTGCATTAACATATAGTGTTGGATTATCTGTTGTGCCATAATGATCCGAACGATATGCACTTGAACCGTTTGGTGTCATAACATGAACTGTTGTAGCAGGATATGCCATATCATGTACATCAAGATCT